CCAAGTTCTAGCCATGCGCTTTTTGGCCAGTTACGGGGATTCCAACCATATTGATCAGCTAATGCTGCATAGCTTAATGCGCCGCCAGCAAGGGCGCCAACTGGCCCAATCTCATCAAGTTTAGTTCTGTCTTCTGTTATCTGTTCACTTAATGTTTTTTGTGTAAGTTCTGTAATCTTCATTTTACCATTCCTTGGGTAGCATAAAGTTTGCACGATTAAACTCTAGTCTATCGTTAAACTTAACTGCGCCTCCTTCATGCCCAATAGCAACATATCCTTCTGGATTGGTAACTTGATATCCATCAGGTGTTTTAAGGAATGTGCCGATTCCTTGTATTGTATTTAGTTTTGCAATGGTTTTCATCTTTACATCAATTAACTTGCTGTAAATGTCAAACATTGCATACAGTGTACCCAAGTTGTCTTTAATAAACTGATTGGTTTGTTTTAGTTTATTCATACGATTATCGTATGCAGTACTGCCTGGACCGCCTTTTAGTTTAGCGACTTCTGCATCGATACGTTCCTTATAAAACACTAAGAAGTCTTTAACAAATGATTTAGGATCACCTACAGTTTGACCACCACGAACACGTTGATTCATAAAGATGTTAAACATGGGGCCTAGGTCCTGATCTGTTCTAAACTTATCAAAGTCTGCTCTGTCTATTCCACTCAGCCTTTTGCTTATTGCTGTAAGGTCTCGTGCAAGATCGGCGTTCTCTTGGTCTGTTAGTGTAGCACTGCCTGTTACATCTGTATAGTAAGCATCCTCTACCCATACATCAGCGACATCATTTAAGCTACTAATATCTGCACCAAAACTAGCCTGCATCTCTGGAATGCTTGCGCCTTCATATGTTGTATGAAATACCACACCTAGTTTAGCTCTGCCGATACGTTTTGCTAGATCGCTATCTGCTGCTACTGCATATGTAATAGTATTAGGACGGAAGCTCACATAGTTCTCGCCATCAATTTCTACAGTTTCTGGTGGACGCTCAGGAGAGAATAACAAGTCTCCTTGTAATACGTTTTTGATTCCTAGTTTTTTAAGATTTGCAAATGCATGTCTTAAGATGTCATGTAGTCCTGTGCCTGCATAGTATTCATCAAGACTCTTTTTGTCTTTGACCATTTTACTGTTCTTAGCAAACACGCTTTTAGTGCCTACAAAAAACTTGCCATCTTCTGGATCTATACCAGCAAACACTGCTGGAGCACCATCCCACTTTACTGTAACCTTTTTCTTACCGCCGCCCTGTGCTAGCATGTCACGTACACCGTTTACATACTGTAGTGCACTTACTACACCATCATAACCTTGATCTAGTACTAAATCTTCGAGATGTGTAAGGTGTAGGTTTTTGCCTTCTTTGGCTTCACTAATACTTTCTTGTGGCCGGCCTTTTTCTAAACTGTCTACTCTCTTTTCTAAATCATTTAAACGTATATCATCGCTGTCTAGTTCAATATCCTGTTCGTCGTTTTCTCTATCCAACCTATTAATGTTATTAATATTGGTCTGTTGACGAGCGGTATCTTGCTGCATCATTCTAATAACTGCACTCAGTCTATCTCTTTCCATTGGAAATCTAACCATTGCCTTACGAACAACAGGACGTAGGTCTGGACTGATATCATCTAGGTTTAAATCACTAGCTTTTAGACTCTTTTGGTCTTTTTCTTCTGCTTCACTAAATCGATCATTAAAGATACGTTGTACTAGACTTCTTGTATCCGGTGCGGTAAAGTTTGCTGGAACCTTACCTACCATCTTCTCATAATATTTTTTAGCAATTAGGTCAGTTAACCATTTTTCTATATTTTCTCTGCTAAGTTCGCCTGTATATGATGCATCAAAACTAGCGGGTGTAAAGAACGCATTGGCCCAATCAGTGAGTTCTGGACGAGGGTCTATACCTTGTTGCTCTGCCTTAGCAACCTCAAGTTCAACTTCTTTCATTGCGCCTTTGACCATTTTAGGCATACGCTGCTTTACTATCTTCTCATATTCGCGCATTGCTGTTTGTATCTGTTTACTACCAATACCGGTTGTTTGTTGTGCTGGTGCTGGTTGTTCAGGCTGTGTGGGTTGCTCAGGCTGTTGTACTTGTGCGGGTTGTGTGGGTTGCTCAGGTTGCGCCGGCTGTTGTGCTTGTGCTGGCTTACTAGAACCTGCTGGTACTCTTACCTTAGGCTTTTCCCAACCTAACTTTTTTGCTAGTCCTGCGTAGTTTGGATTTTTAGGGCCGATGCCGCCGATGAGTTCGCCCCATTCTTCTTTAACTACATCACTCAGTTTCATTATCTTGAGCTCTTTTAATGCCTCTTCTGAAACGATTAACATCCTGATGACGGATACTATTAATTAACCTACGCTCAAGATCACCAGCAGTCTCACTGTCATAGTGACGATGCAATTCCTCAAATAGATTAATAGCACTTTGAATAATGCTTTCGCCTGTACGTTCTAGTACATGCTTACGGTCGTGTGAATAAGAAACACGATTTAATTCTTCTAGTAGGCTTCTAGTATTCTTTTTCATAGTCGTTCCAGAGCTTTAGTTATATTTATCGTATTATACAATCAAAAAAACTTAATATCAAGTTGCTAAAAACTAAATAAAACGTCATTTACTAATGACTTAGGCACAAAAACGAAAACTTTTAGGCATTTAGGCTAACAGAGGCAACATGAAATTACCAAAAGATGCGAAGGCTCAAATAGATAGGCTACTTGGCAGGTTCACAAGGCAAATACCAGAGGCTCCTGAGTACCAAGACAGACTCGTCGAAGAACTTGAGATTATACTCAAACTTCGCTTTACTGATTATTTCCTAACAATTTGCGACGTACTAGCTCTGACCGAGGACATTCCACATATGACCCGGGGTTCAGCAGGGTCTAGTCTTGTCTGTTATCTCCTAGGAATAACGGACGTTGATCCCATAAGGTGGCAGATACCTGTTGCCCGTTTCCTAAATCCTTTGAGGGATGATCTGCCAGACGTAGACATAGACTTTCCGCATTGGCAACAGGCGACTGTGATGCAACGTATCTTTGCAAATTGGCCAGAACGTTCAGCAAGAATCAGTAACTATGTGCTATACAAGGAGCGCAGTGCACGTAGAGAAGCGGCGCGCCGTCTAGGTGCGACTGGTAGACTTCCTCGTAATTTTCGTTATGAAGATTTAGACATAGACAAGGAAGAGGCCATGAGAATAGAACAAAAACTAATAGGCAAAAAACGTAGCATCAGCAAACACTGTGGTGGTGTTCTTGTATTTGACAGGAAACTACCCAAGAGTTTATTCAACAAAGATAATCAAATACTGTTAGACAAACGTGAAGTGGAAGACTTAGAACATCTTAAGATCGACATACTTGCTAACAGAGGACTAAGCCAACTTATTGAAATAGATCCTGATACACCACTAGAGGCATATCCAGAAGAGGACTTTGAGACAAGTCAGTTGTTATGCAGAGGCGATGTTATCGGTGTAACACAAGCAGAGTCTCCTGCAATGCGTAGACTGTTCCGTGCAATACAACCACAATCAAAAGCAGACTGTGTGTTTGCCACAGCACTAATACGTCCTGTTGCAACCACAGGCAGACAGAAAGCAAGTTTCTTCCAGGACTGGACAGAACAAAGACTAGAGGACACTATTGTATATGAGGATGATGCTATACGTAAGATTGCTCGACTCATAGGCTGCGACTTGTATGAAGCAGACATGTACAGACGTGCATTTGCTAAAAAGGATGAAGAACGTGTAATGGAGTTTATGAGTCGCATGGGTGAACATGAGGACAAAGAATCTATTATACAAGAACTATATGGACTGGGTAACTTTGGATTGTGCCGTGCTCATGCTGTAAACTTGGGCAGACTTATTTGGGCACTTGCATATCAAAAGGCACATAACCCTATGAAGTTTTGGCAGGCTGCACTCAGGCACTGTCAAGGATCATACAAGCGTTGGGTACACAAGCAGGAAGCAAAAACAGCAGGGTGGGATCTACGTGATCTTGGATTTGAGAATGGTATATGTGAGTCGCCTGTTACGCAATACAAACGTAATGGCTATTGGTCACAGCCAGAGTTTATGCCCAATATGTTTGTACAGGAGACTTATTTGGACCGTGTTAACTTTG